CCAAAGCTGCGTGGCTTTGCCTTACTCGCTCATCACCTGCGGTACGATATTCAAGCCAATACCTGCTTGTATCCTCTTGCAGGTTAGCCCAATTAGCGGCACTTTGAGCACTCTGTACGGCGAATTGGTACTCAGCTTCTAAGTAGTTACGATTGTAGGTATTATTAAGCCCCAGTATCTCCTTTTCAAAGAGATGATAAGGGCGTATGTTACCCTGCTCGTCTTTTAGTTTGCTCCGTGCCTCCGTTAGCTGGGTATGGGTTTTTAGCCCCGAAAACACAAACACATCACGCTCTAAATAGGCTCTCATTTCCTCTGGCACTTCGTGAGGGATAGCGGTATTAAATACTTCAGAGGTGGCAGTAATAAGCTCTCGGTAGGCTTTGTATTTGGTTAAGTCTTCCGGCTTGTAAGTGCCCTTCTTATGCAATTGGTCAAACGCTTTCTTAGCTACTTTGATAAGGTCTAACGGCTTCTTTGGAGGCATAACCTCCCCCTCACCCCCTCCAAAAGGGGAAGTGTTTGATAGCCTTGCTTCTTGGCACGCCTCACAATCGCAAGGCGCATATTGCAGGCTTAGACTTTGGTGCATAGCCCCGAAATAGCGGTGAGCCACCGCGGGCATAATTTCGGGGCTTAGTCGAAAAAAGCCGATAGCATCGGCAGGCTGTTTTGTGATAGTTGTAAATTGCCAGCAGAGGTTTTTTGCCCTGTAACCTCAATACCAAATTTTTCTTTGAGCCACTCATCTGATACTTCTTTATAAGGTAGTATCTCCTTGGTGCGTGTCCACAGTTCGCCCAAGTCCTCTGCTTGGTCATACACGAGCGATAAGCCCTCTTCGGGGAGTACTCCAATAGCGTATAGAGCAGGGAGCACTTTGTCATTCATATACAGCTCTACCATAGTTTGGTCGGCATCCACAAGGGCTTGTAGCATATCCTGTGAACTGACCTCCTTACCCTTGCTGCCATACTTAGTGTCTTGTCCAATGATAGCCCCTGAGATAAGTAAGGAGATATTGTCTCGGCATAGTTTAATCAGCCCATCATACACTTCACCCGTAGAAGGAACCCCATTGGTTGCCCACTCGAATTGCTCGGTTTCGTCAATGATAAACCAAGCAGCTGCTCCCATATCGGTCATCATCTTCTCGGCACGATTGAGGGCTTGACGATCACGGGTGTTTGTTTTCATTACACGTGGCGGAATACCGTAAATTTCGCATAACTCTGACCAGCAACTTTGCGCAAATCGGCTAAAGAGGATATGTGGTATCGCCTTATTGATAAGCCCCAGCTCACCTACCCCGCCAAAGTCCAACAGCCAGGTACCATATTCAGAGGCATTGAGATAGTCTAACCCCTTGTCGTCGGTATAGTCCTTGAGAATTAGCCCCTTTTGAGGTATTACATTTTGGCGAGGTACTAAGGAAACTTCTACGCCCTGCTCATCAGTACGATTGAGCTCTATAAGGGTATAGCCAAAGTACTCACTATCCAAAATATGCCCGATAATCTCGCCAAACCATACAGACTTCTGCAATTGGCTTGTCAGCTCAGTGTGGGTTTCCCCATTGGCTTTTTGGATAGAGAAGTTAGCTGATAGGGTTTTGAGTTTGCGATTTTTGATTTGTGAAGTTGTATGAGCGTCAAGAAGCATATCCTTTACCAAATTGTAGTAAGGATATAGCTTAGGATTATCTATATTCTCGGCCATAGCCAGGGCACTCTTCCAGGTGAGCACATCGGCACGAGTACGTGCCATTGCCTTGGGAACAACATTACGGGTAGGTTGGAGGCTGTTATTACCCGCTTTTTTAGTTTTCTTATAGTTCTTATAGGGTTTCATTGCTTGTATTTTCCTTTAACGTTAATACCTTTCTCGGTGATTTGTAATACTTCGGCACTAAATCCGTCTGCTTCTAATTGAATACGTATATGCCTATCCAGAGTGCGGGTAATAGAGCCATTCTGTGCCTGCTGAATATTACAGCCCGTAATAGGCGACTCCTTCCACTCTCCTTGCTTGGAGAGCAAAAGGAACTCCACGTGTTGGGCAGTACTTTCATTAGCGACAAAGTCGCCCCCAACGATCTCCAAATCATATTCAGTTGTTACAGTTATATCTTTCATTTTCTAATGGTTAAATTTTAGACGAGAGCCAAAGAGAAAAGGGGTTGTTTGTTGTTGGCTTTCCTCAGTACGAGGCATAATAGGTAATGAACTGATATTTACTTCTCCTTTAGCCAGTCTTTTAAGGTACTCTATTGCTCTATCGTAACGTTCTTTGGCGTGGTCATAGATAATATCAGCGTTGCACAGATCCACTATATACCACTTTGCTACAGAGAGACAAAGGCTCACCACTAAGGCATTTCTATCGTCTCCACGTTGGCTAAAAATAGCCTCCACATCATACCTGGGACGTCCGTCGAGGTACTCTTTTTTATCATTGGTATAGAAGTAGGACTTGACTTCCTGCTCGGCCGTGTCTAAGGCTTGTAGGACAATCGTATCGTCCCCTTCGGTGATCTGCTCCACTTGGTAGGAGTAGATATTATTCTTTAAATCTTCTTTTACTAAAAACATATCAATAATGGTTATTCACTCTTGCCCCAAAAGCGTATTGGTTACTACTTTGTCTATTTCGACCTACGAGCCATTTAAAAGCACCGTGTACGGCATCGGGTCCATCATCGTGAGCACCCGAACCCTTTTCAAAGGCTAAGAACTGGTCAATAAGCACCTGCATATCCGCGTTTTTCTGTTCGCTATTGAACCACACATTTTTGCGTTCAAAATAGCCCGAAAGGCTCTCTATACGGTCAAACTTATCTGCCTTGCTACGCTTGTCCGCTACAATAGGTATATAGTAGCCTCGTTTGTCGCCCTCGTTATCAAAATCGGAGACAAACTCGTCCATAGCAAAAAGTCCCTCAATCATATAACGTACATTGTAGCGGTCTAAGTGGAAATACTCGTACTGGTCATAGAGCCATTTGGCACAATGCGCACGGCTTTTTTGCTGCATATAGCACAGGAGGATATGGAACTCCTTACCTATATTACCCACCAAGATTAGGGCTTTATAGTCGGCATTTTCCTTATAGGACAAGTCCCCATAGAAGCACAAATTATCATACTTGGAAAGTGGTAGCGCTTTTTTGTACTGTATATCCTCATACTTAAAAATAGCCCCATCCTCTATGTGGGTGTGCATATATTCCCTCATAAAAGAGCGGTAGGGCATACTTTTGAACTTATTACGCCAGTACTCCGCCGAAGTCTTCTCAGGCCATTCGGGGGTAAAGTCCTGTAAGTTTTTTACTGCACAAACACTCAATATTTTGAAAGTTGTCTGTGGACTATCCTCATAACTAGCCTCCTCTTTAGGGGTGTTAATCACCTCGTTAAAATAAGTTTTAAGGCGATTCGTTATTGAGTTTTTGTGGAAATTGTTATTGGCAAATACAAAGCGTTCTGTAGCGTTATCCTCGCTGTCAAAACACCCCCATACATCTTCGGTGATATAGTCTACACTTTCACGCATTATGCGGTCGTTGTGAATAGACTTCTTGCTATCCACATCATCCACTACTATATAGTCGGGGCGTTCGGATTGTTCTCGTGCTCCGCGGGGGTTTTGTCCAAAGCCAAGCGACATAAACCGCACCCCATCATTGGTAACAAACGATCCGTCCGACCAATCACCCACTGAAGCACGCTTTCCGTAATCATTCTGCAAGCGGTTGTTATGCTCCAGCTGTGCCTGTATGCCCGAAAGGAGTTTCTTAGCCTTGGGCTCTGTTTCTCCTACCAAGAGCATAAATCGCAAATCATTCTTTGCAAAGTACAAGTACAATGGTATGCCCATATCTATATGTACCGACTTCCCTGCCGAACGGTACATCTCGGCAAGCAAGCGCAAGCGTTTATTGCCCACTATCATCTTAGCTAACTGGACGTGAAACCAAGCGCACTTCTGTTTGGCATAGTTAGGGAAATAGTATTCAAACCAGCGCACATAATCGCCCTCCAAGTTCTTAATACGAGCCGTCCTCTCTTTGGCTGTTTCGTGTATATTCACTGAAGTAGCCTTAGCAATCAATAGGCAATGTTTGTCGTAATCGGCTAAGAGTTTAGCGTATATCTTATCGTTCTTGCTCATTCTTTATTTTGAGTTGTAAAAATTGTTTGTGGTATTTAGTACATTGAGCGGCAAAGCCTGCATCCTGTTGTGATATAAACATATCCAGTTCTTTCAGTACTTTATACACTGTAGTTGGGTCTGCCTGTGTTTCGCACCTACCTAAGGCATCCATTAACTTACCTACATCAGAGGCTGAGAAAGTAGGCTCTTGTCCGTTCGTTACCCTAATGGTCTCGGCTTGTAGCTTCTGTTTGATAATCGTAGGCGAGGCGTGGAAGTTCAGACGCTTGTCCTCCCAATCGTACTTCTTTACCCACTCACCAATAGTGGCCGGACGTACTCCGTAGAGCTCCGCTACTTCTGCTTGAGTAACCTCAATATTTTCAACATAATACTGCTCTGCCTTGATACGAACAGCGTCTTTTGTTTTTGCCATAATATCATAAATAGAATGCAAAATTGAGGATTGGATAGTGAAAAAACAAAAAGTTGTTACCAGAGGTTACAGAGTTGTTACCAGAAGTAACAATGTTGTTACCGGAGGTTACCACTTTTTGCGGGGGCAAAAAAGGCTCCTTAATTTTGCGCCAGAAATCAAAAAAACAAAAAGAAAAGCATATGCCCAGATTTGTACTTAATGATGAGCGCGTGACCAATTCCTATGGTTTTAAGGTCTTATCGGCGGGAATTGACTTAACCCGTTTTGCAACCAACCCCGTAATGTTGGACGGACATAATCAAAGCAACCAAAGTGTGATAGGCTCTTGGGAGAATATCATACTTGAAGATGGAAAGCTCCTTGCCGAACCTCGTTTTGATATGGACGATGAGAATGCAAAAAAAATAGCCGGTAAGGTAGAACGGGGCATCATCAAAGGGGCAAGTATGGGCATAGCTTTCCACAGGGAAGACCTCACCTATGAAGGTGGTGATGTTGTTCTGAAAAAATGTTCTCTTTTTGAAGCCTCAATAGTAGCTGTACCGAGCAATGCTAATGCGCTACGTCTACAGATGGACGGGGTAGAAGTTACCAAGGAAGAGATTAAGGAACTTTGCCTATCATTTCCAAAAACAAATCCTATTAATACAGATAATATGAAGTTACAACTTACACAATTAGCCTTAGTCGCCTTGGGTATGAGCGCCAGCACTAAGGAGCTATCAGCAGACGAAATAGAATCCGCTATATTGGCACTTTCCAAAAGCCGTGATGAGCTCAAAGAAAAGCTCACCCTTTCAGAAGAACAACTTAGCGCCTATGTAGCCAAAGAAAAATCCCAAAGAGAAGCCCTCACGGCACAAATGCTTGACGAGGCAGTAAAAAGCGGTAAAATTACGGCAGACAAGCGTCAGACTTTTGCCGACTTGGCTGCGCAGAACTTTGAATTAGCTAAAGCTACACTGGAGGGGATCCCTGCTAAGAAGTCTTTCTCCGCAGGAGTTACTACCCCTACAGGTACAACAGGAGTAGCTACTATGGAGGACTTCCAAAAGCTCTCCTTAGAGGAAAAAGTAGCCTTCAAGAATGGAAACCCCGAAGCCTACCAAAAGCTCATCGCCTCTATTTAATAAAGAGCAAAAGTGAAGAGTGAAAAACTATAATTTAAACCCTATTTAAAAACGAATAAAACAGTATTACAATGGCAATGAATTTTCCAGAAATATGGGAACGCAGGGTACACCAAACGCTTTCCCAAGGGGATACAGCCGACTTTTTGGAAGGCGTACAAGAATTGGACGGCGATGTAATGGAGATGGGCGAACACAACTTAATCCATATCCCCACTACCGAGTTCAAACCCGATGTACTCATCAACAATAGTACTTATCCTTTGTTAGTACAAAGCTACACTGAAAACGAGGTTACTGTCCGCTTGGATAAGTATCAAACCAAGCCTACCAAGGTTACCGATGACCAAACTATTGGTTCGAGCTATGACAAGATAGACGCAGTAACTCGTGCGCAAACCAACGAAATCAGTGTGCGCAAGTATGGTAAGGCTATACATGCACTTGCCCCTACACAGGACACTGCGACTACTCCTGTGCTCACCCTTGCAGGAACAGAATGTACCTACAATGACCTAGTAGCCCTCAAGGCTAAATGTGATAAGGCAGGATGGCCATTGGCAGGACGCCGCTTGGTATTGTGCTTTGACCACTACAATGCTTTACTCAAGGACAGAGAACGTTTTGGTGACCAGTTAATCAACTATCGCCAAGGACAGGTGTCTCCTGTGATTGCAGGCTTTGAAATCAAAACCTACGAACAGCACCCCTACTATAGCAGTGCAGGTCAGAAAATCGCCTTTGACCAAGTACCTACCAGCAGTGACAAACCCGCTTCCGTAGCCTTCGTAAAACAGATGGTGAGAAAGAAAACAGGGCTTACTAAACAGTACTACTCCGAGGCAAAGCAGGATCCGACCAATCAAGCGAACCTTTTGGCCTATCGTCACTATTTTATAGCGGTACCTTTGGAGAACAAGTACATCGCAGCACTGATATAATTGTTAAACCCCATAGGGGCGTATTACCATACACCCCTATTTAAAAGAAAAAAATGGAAAATATATTTAAAGATAACCCAGGACTTGATGTAGCCTACAAAACCGCTGACGGCAAATACTTCTACACCGAAAATAGCGCACAAAACTACGCCCTCACCCTCAAAAATAAAGAGGTAAAAAAAGTAGTGCGCACAGAAGAAACTACAGAAAAAGAGGAAGTGAAAAATGAGGTAATTACTGAAACACAGAAGCCTTCAGAAAACCCAGAGCCTTCGGAAAACACTGATAGTTCAGAAGTTTCTGACAATTCAGAAAGTCCAGAGCCCTCAGAAAACCCAGAACCTTCAGAAAACACTGATAGTTCAGAAAGCTCAGAGCCCTCAGAAGAAACAAAGCCCAGCTTTGAACTCAAACCTAAAAACTTTAACAAACGCTAAACAATGAACGGAGTAAAATTCATAAGAAAAAACGGTGGCTTAGGGCGTGAACTCGCAGGTGAAGACCATATCTCTGGGCTTATCGTCTATGGTGAGACAGCCGTTGCCCCTACCTTATTGCTTTCAGTAGAGGAGCTAAACGGCAAGGGAATTTTCCCCGATACAGCCCCTGTATTGCACTATCATATAACCGAGTTCTTTCGTATCAATGAAGGGGCAAAGCTATACGTGCAATCAGTAGCAAGTGCCGACGGTAATTACACCGAAGTAAAAACCCTGCAAGCATTCGCCCAGGGCAAACTCCGACAAATCGCCATTTGCGACTTCAAAACCGAACTCTCAGGCTTAGACAACGCTCTTAGCAAGCTCAACACAATAGGCAAAGAACTCGCCAAACGTATCACCCCTGTAAGCCTATTGTACAGCTTTAAACTCAAAGCCGAAGATATTGCTAACCTCCCCGATTTGCGCACCAAAAGTGCCGAACTCGTGAGCGTGGTTATAGGTCAAGATGGTGCAGGGCGAGGTGCCTATATCACCGAAACTACTCCTTCGGTCAGTTGCATTGGGGTTGCCCTTGGGGCCTTGTCCAAAGCCCAAGTACACGAGAGTATTGCGTGGGTAGAGAAACAGAACTTAGTGAGTATTGCCTATAACAAAGGCCTAACAGGCGATGTGCTGCGTGCCCTCGAATTGGATGTGCCCGCCTTTGCCGATGGCACGAAGCTCAGCGCTCTTACCCCTGCACAAGTAGAATCCTTGCACGGCAAAGGGTATATTTTCCTTACCCAGTATGCGGGCAATGCGGGTACGTATTTCAACGATAGCTTCACCGCTACAGCTGCTACCAGTGACTTTGCTTATATAGAAAACAATCGTACTATAGACAAGGCTATCCGTGAGCTAAACCGTGTACTTGTGCCTAAAGTTTCAGGCCCTGCCTATATTGACCCCGATACAGGTAACCTACAAACAGCTACTGTGTCAGCTATCAATGCTCTTTGTGAAGAACCTTTGGATGCAATGAAACGTAACGGTGAACTCAGCGGCTATAAGGTGTATATCAACCCACGCCAGCGCATTTTACAGACCTCCAAATTAGAGATAGTACTCAAAATAGTACCTGTAGGCACTATGCGTGAGATAGAAGTATCTATTGGCTTTGCCCTTAATGTATAGCAATTTAATAACTGTTTAAAAGCACTTTAAAAATGTTAGAATTAGAACCCCTTATCAACGGAAGAGAGTATGGATGGGCAGATATCATCTGCACTATCGGGGGCGTACCCGTTACGGGTATTGTTGCCATAAAGTATGAAGAGGAGCAAGAAAAAGAGAACGTATATGGTGCAGGTCGCCACCCCGTGAGTCGTGGGTATGGCAGAGTGAAGACTACCGCTTCTATCACTGTGCTTGCCTCAACTGTAATGGCTCTGAAAGCCAAAGCCCCTAAAGGACAATTGCACCGTATTGCACCTTTCCCTATCACGGTGAACTATCAGCCCGATAATCAGCCCTTGGTAACCCATATACTAAAGAATTGTGAATTTCAAAAAACACCTTTTGAGTGGAAAGAGGGCGATATGCACAAAGAAGTAGAATTACCACTCATAGTAAGTCACGTAGTAGATAAAAGCATTTAGTGGGTAGCACCCACAGGCAATTTAAAAAAGAAGTAAAAAATGGAAGATAAATACACATCCGTAGAAAACAACAAAACTACTGAGCCCGCTACTATTTGTGGGCTATCAGAAACCGAAATACAATCCCTTAAAGAAGAACACGGCGAGCTGGTATTGGTAGAAGTAGCTTCAGAAGGTAAAACTCACCAAGTTATATTCAAAGAACCTACCTTTAAGCAGTTGGAGGTTATTACCAAAATGGCTAAGACAGACGAGGTAAAATCAGCCCAAGCCGCATACGTTAATTGTGTAGTAAAAGCCGATGAGGCAATTGCAAACCGCGATTTATTGAAGCTAAAAGCTGTAGAAGCCTTATTGGCACGCATACAACAAACAAAGGCAAATGCAAAAAACTTGTAGGCTCGTTGCTATCTGATAAGGATAGTGTAGAGCCTAATAACAGAGAAGAATGGAAAGTAGAGGCGCTGATACGTGCTAATTTTGGGATTGACCCCGATACGTTACAGGCGAGCCAGTGGTGTAAGCTCTATGCCCAAGCAATGTGGTTAGAGCATTGGCGTATGCAAAATCAAGCAGAGTTATTTAAGGTACTTATGGGTGGGTAGTTTTACCCTATCGGGGTAGGTGTTGCTATATACTAAGCAAAAGAAAAATATAAACAAGCTGATATATATACTAACAGACCCTACCTCGTAAAGGTTCCACAGTACAGAACTTATAACAAATACAATAAAAGATAAAGCGTAAACGAGCCAAAATAGTGCTTTCATAAGTAACAATGTTTAACACAGCAAATATACAAAATTAAAATGAATAACACGTTTAATTTCCGAATAAATTTTAATGTGGCGGGTGGGAATGATGTGTCGGCTATATTTGTCGGTTTATTTAAAAACATTGATATACTACAAGCTGAAATTACCCAAATTAATCAGACGCTCAATACTTTCGCCGAAAACACTACAAAAGCTATTGAGGGAGTGGCTAAAACTGTAAAAGAAAGCACCAAGTTATCTAATTTGAACTTAGAGGCGCTTCTTAGCCTAACAGATAGAGCCACCACTGCTATAGCCGACCTATACGCCCCTGGTATCTCCCTTGAAAAGAACCTCGCTGAGCTTTCGGCTATCACAGGGGTTACAGGCGAGGGACTGAAATCTATAGAACAGGCGGCGCGTGATACCGCTAAAACCTTTGGTACTTCGGCAGTAGATAACGTGGAAGCCTATAAGATGATGCTTTCACAGCTTAGCCCCGACATCGCCAAGAATAGCGAAGCAATGAAGCTGATGGGTGAGAATGTGAATATCCTCTCCAAGCAAATGGGGGGCGATACCATAGCCGCTACTGATGTGCTCAACACCTCGCTGAACCAATTTGGGGTGAGTATGGAAGACCCTATCAAGGCGGCAAAGGTGATGACCGAGATGATGAACGTAATGTCCGCAGCTGCCCAAAATGGTTCGGCCGAACTCCCTCAAATCAAGCAGGCATTAGAGCAGGTGGGGATGGTGGCAAATACTACTGGTCTATCATTTGCCGAAACCAACGCTTATATTCAGCTCCTTGACCAAGCAGGAAAGAAAGGAAGTGAGGGAGGGGTTGCCCTACGTAACGTACTCACTACTCTTTCAGAGGGTAGATTTACTTCCAAGCTCGCAGCTGACGGACTTCGTGAGGCGGGTATTAGCACTGATTACTTAGCCGATAGTAGCATACCGCTACACGAACGCCTCAAGACTTTGCGCAAAATACAAGGAGATACGGCACTGATGACCAAAGTATTTGGCAAAGAGAATATGGCAGCAGCTATTGCCCTTATCAATACGGCAGACGAAGCTGAAGCGATGACTAAAAAGATAGAAGGTACTAACTCGGCGGTAGAGCAAGCAGGGGTAATTATGGAGAGTACTGCCGAAAAGAACGCACGCCTTACCGCCCAAGTAGAAGACTTTAAGATTTCTATTTTCAATGCAACGGGTGGGGCTTTTGGCTATGCAGGGGCTATAGGTAATATCGTAAAAGATATGACAAACCTAATACCTTTGGTGGTGGCACTTTATAATGGAATTAATTTTTTAACCAATGCCGAAAAGCTCGCTGCCCTATGGACTGATATTCTGTCGGTTAAAACAACTATTTGGGCGGGAGTAACCAAGGCAATGGCCGTAGCACAGGGCATACTGAATGTCATAATGAATATGAATCCTATATTTCTCATCATTACAGGCATTTCTCTACTTATCAGCTATATTAGCCTTGCTATAGCTAAATATGATAGTTTTGGGAGTACGATGTTACTCCTATTGGGACCAATAGGTAGGGTGATTAGTGCTATCGTTTTAATAGGAAAACATTGGGATAGCATAGTAGAAGCCTTTAAATCTGAAGGTATTTTAGCAGGATTTAGGCGTATTAGTACTGTGTTATTAGATGTAATAATGGCACCCTTACAGAAGATACTCGGTTGGGTTGCAGAGCTTACCGGTTGGGAATGGGCAGCAAATGCTTCAGGAAGTGTGGAGGAATTTCGTAAGAATATGGACTTAGTCTCTGATGAGGAAAAGGCTAACGCCCAAAAAGATGATAAGCCACAAGAAGTAACGGTAGTAGAGAATAAAGATAGCTTCGACCTTTCTAAAAATCAACCTAACGTACCTACAGTGGGGGGAGTAGCTACCAAAAAAACAATGAATAGTACGGGGGTCGGAGGCGACAAAGGAAAAAGTGAAAACAAAGTGCATAACCTTACCATTGGCAAGATGATGGATAATTTTAACATATATATGAATACCGAGAAAGGTATAGATAAACAGCAGCTATTGCAAGCCGTAAGAGAAGTGCTACTAACTGCTACTGCCGACTTTGCAGGGGCTAATGATTGACAAATATGATACACTTTAACTTTCAACCCCAACCCGAAACGATTGCTAAAACGGTAGCCTTAAACTTGGCTTTTCGCTTTGGCATGCAAACGGGCAAGCCCTTAGAGGTTAAGAAGTTTGAAGGCGAGTTTGTTGCAATGAGCGATTTAGAAAATCGCCCTTGGCTTACCTCCTTACGTATGAGTACCCACCACGAGGGCGAGCGCTATAGCCTGCTATTTCAGGAAGTGGTTATTTCTGTCACCCAAGAGCGCAATATTGTAACTACTCCCTTGCAAGGACGTGACGGCACAATTAAGGAGTATATCAGCAATGGCGATTACAGCATTACCCTCGACCTCGCCATTACCGATTACGAGGGCGAACCAGGGGAACAAGCTGACGAGGCGTTTTTATTGCCAAAGCAGGACTACCCGCTAAGTCAGTTAGAAACCTTGCGCAAACTACTCACCACTCCCGAAGTGGTGGAGGTAGAAAGCGACTTTCTCTATGCGTTCGGTATCAAGTCGGCAGTAGTTACCTCCTTCTCCTTGCAGCAGGAAACGCACAGCAATAGGCAGAGCGTGCAGATACAAATGCTATCAGACGAACCCTATGAAATAAAGCAAATACAGCAAGACGAGTATGTTAAGATTAGTAAGTAGAATAACAATAGAGGCGGGTAGCACCCGCTGGCAATTTAGTTCGGTAGCCGAGTGTAACATTGTAGAAGATATAGGAAGCCTTACCGATACTTGCGAACTGAAGTTGCCTCGTAATATCAAATGGCAGGGGCAGGTAGCACCTGCAGGCAATAATAAAGAAATGATTTATCCACCCATAAAAAGAGGCGATCGTATTACGGTAGAACTCGGTTATGATGATGATTTAGTAGTGCGATTTGCAGGTTATATTCGCTCGGTAGATGCCAAGGTGCCTATTACGATTACTTGTGAAGATGGGATGTTTTTACTCAAATCTATTAAAGCCGAACCCAAGGCTTTCAAGAACGCTACCCTCAAAGAGATAGTAGAACACCTGCTTAAGGGTACGAATATCGCTTATAAGCTCATAGATGATAATATACAAGTAGGTGCCTGGCGTATTACCCAACCCAGTGTATCACAAGAGTTACAAGAACTAAAGGACAAGGTAATGCTTAGTAGCTATTTTAGGTTTGTTGAAGGGCAATCGGTGCTGTATATAGGTTTGGAATACCCCATAGATAACAGAGAAAAGCACCTCTTTAAGCATGGCAAGAATATCATTAAGGAGGATTTCACCTATCGTAACAAAGACGATATACGAGTAAGGGTAGAAGCACAGAGCTTCAACGCCAAACATAGAAAAATTACTTATGAGTATGGCGATAAAGACGGCGATGTGATTAAGATTCGTATCGACGGACTTTCAGAGGAAGAACTAAAAAAGTATGCTATGCAGGCTTTAGAGCGTTATAAGCAAAGCGGGTTTAAGGGTTCGTTTGAGACTTTCGGCACTCCCGAAGTACGAAAGTGTGACATGGTGGAGATACACGCCTCCGACGGAAATCGGGGTACTTATTTAGTGAAAAAGAATGAGATTAGCTTCGGAACCAATGGCTACCGACAAAAAATAGAACTCGGCAACGCATTATGATAAAACAACTTATACAACAACTAGCCAATACGGGGCAGGAGCTATATGTCAAAGTGTGTAAGGTAACCTCTGTAGATGAGGAAAACCAAACAGCTGATGTAGAGCCTTTGGATGGATCCTCACCTATTTATGATGTGTATTTGGTAGTGAATATGGAACAAGGAGGCTTCTACCTCCAACCTAAAGTAGGGTCGCTGGTATGTGTGGCTTTTATTAACAAAGAAACAGCTATAGTAGTAGGAAGTTCCGCTTTGGATAAGGTCGAATGCACCTCGGAAGGTTTTAGCTTAAAAATTGAAAATGGTAAAATCCAAATCAAGAACGAGCAAACTAATTTTAAAAGCCTTTTAAACGACCTTTTAATAGAACTTAAAAGCGCTATCATACAAACCCCTTCAGGCCCTGGCAACTTTGCCCCGCAAAATGTAGCAAAGTTCGACGAGATTAACCAAAAAATAAACCAACTATGGCACTAAATAAAGAACAACTCAAACAAGGCATTA